CTTTTAAATCAATTTCATCCGGTATTCCTTCGGGAAAAGCATTGCATCCTCCTTCAAATATTCTAAAATGTTTACAATTAAAACATATTAAATTCTTAGCTTCCATAATTTATCGTTTAAAAGTTTTATCAATTAATTTACCAACTTCTACCGCATATTTGGTCGGCTTATCATATAATTTGTATTCGGTAAAGCTTTCGGCCATAAATTCATTGATATTTTTACTCGCATATCTACCTAAAAAAATTTTATCTACCGATTCAAGATCATTAATTCTTGCCGCTTTATTTAATTCTTTTGTATATCTAGTTTTAATTCTTTTCATTTCCGGCCAAAATCCGCTTAATCTTTCGTCTTTATCAAATCTATATTTTTGACTATCAATCGATAGTAAATGAGCAAATTCATGCGTAGGAGTTGATATAGATAAGTTAGCCTCAATTACTCTACTTTTAGTTCTATTTATTGGATTAGTAGGTATTTTTATTCTAGCTATGTCATTTTGATGACCTAAATTAATATCGTATAAAAAAGATCCATCATTGCTATGTGTGATACTTCCAAAAGTTAAACCGGTGGATTGTAATTTTAAATTAGGTGTTGACGTTTCTCTCCAAACGGTTGATGGTTTATATTCATTAAATAAAGATTCCATTTGATTATTTACCTTAGTAAAAGTTTCTAATGAAAGCGTGTCGGCTATTTCAACACCTTTTTTAATATCTACATTTAAACCCTCTTTGAATATATTATATATTCTTTCTTTTTGAGCGTCAAAGGTTGGTATTAAATCCTCCGGCAATGGCAATCCAAAGTTTTCCTTAGCAAATTCTCTATCTCCTTTAGGAACATTAGTAAAATATGGATGCTCCGGGCTAAATACAAATTCATCTTTCCCGACATTCATTTTAAATACGTCTTGCATATCCTCGTCCGCGTGTTCCTTAGCTTTGCTTACTTCCGACTTGCTGCTCACTTCCCCTTCATCTAATTGCAATACTGTTGATCTGCAATTCCAATGGTTAGGGGGATAGAACTCGTCCCAAAATGGATCGTTAATCGGTAGGGTTATTCCGTCCAATGGTTCGCAAATTTCCGTTGTCTGCGCATCTTCTACAACTGTCATTTTTAGCAATGGGAATAAATCTGCATCTTTTATAATGTCATTCCATTTCGCCCCCATTTCAGCACTTGCCACCGCTGTATTGTATTCCGTTTCAGCATAGTTCTTGTTGTATGTATCATACAATCCNTTTGCATCCTCGTAAAAGTCTTTGAAAGGTTTTAAATTATCCCCTTCGTACATTAAATCAGTCATCGACCGTACTTCTTGATAAGTCTTNGCCGCGCTGAACATATAAATATTGGTTCTTAATTCTTGTAGTAAGTTTAAATCCGTTCCGCCAAAGTCCGCCACGCTACCGCCAAATCCTTTATAAAGCCCACCTTGTAAAAACTCGGCAATGGCTGTATATAGATTTTCGGGTAAATTTTCCTTGTCGATTTCGCCATCAAAAACACCCTTAATCAGTCCGTCAATTTCCTTATCGGTAAAATTCACTTAGCTTGTTTTTAATCTTTGTCGGGATAGCCGGTTTAGGTGCTGCGGGTGCCACTACTTCCGCTTTGCTCGTAGGTATGCCCGTTCTTTCCTCAAAGTATGCCGGATCCATTTCTAGCCCCGCTTGTTTCATTTGATAAGCAATGTCAGCCGTTAACTTATTGTTAGCGTCTTCTTTTTGTCTTTGCTCTACTAACTCGTGGTTATTATTGAAGCAAAACTTAAGATCGTCCGGTATTGCCATACCTATTTTTCTAAGCTTAGGCAATAANACATCATTAACAACGTCTTCTAAGAAAGCAGCATCTACCGCCGATGTATCTTCTAGGGCTTTTTGTGCGGGACTATCCTCGCTATTGTTTCCTAGTCTGCCCGGTATTGAATCCAAAGCGTCCGCATGACCTAAAATGATTTTGCTTATTTTCTTTTCGCATCTTAACTCTAAAGATTCGTATATTTTAAACCCTTGTCCGTTTCCTTTTGTTTCTACTAAGTCCACCTCGTCCATCATATCGGTTAAGATATAACCCGCTGATCCCATATTAGCTAAAGCGCTTTCAAATTCCTTTCTTTCATCTTCGTTGGTCTTAGATGTTTTACCTTTTCTGATAGGCATACCGTATAATTCGGCTGCATCGGTGTTAAAGCCTAAAACGTTACGACAAATAATTTCGTAAATAGCCACATAGTATAACAAACCATATCCAACCTTTGCGATACCGACGTCGGTTGGTGTGTCTACCCATACGTGCCAATCAACGTAAGGAAGAACTGCGCACCACTTAAAGCATAAACATAAGATGTAACGTTTAAACGATCCGGTGATATGTTAAATCTTCTAATTATAGATAAATCTTTGAAATTATCATCTTCAAAATCGCCCAAAGCAATCAAACTGTACCCAAAAAACTTCGCTTCTAAAGCATATTCAAGGAACTTAGCAAACCACTTTTGATTGAACATGGCTGTCACGTCCTCATTAACTACCTCGTTTTTGTTTTCAAATCCCCAATCCCTTAATAAAGTTAAATCCTTTCTACGCTTAATACATGAATAAACGTGACCGTTTAGGACTGTATCGTTGTACATTCTTTGCATCCTTACTCTATGAGGGTACCACGCTTGTTCCGCCTCTTTAATTGCATCACGCCACATTTGGACGTCATGTCTAATACGTTGTAACTGTACCGGAGTAATATAACTGCGTAGGTTTTTTTCTACATTTCCCACCGCCGCGCCACTCTGCGCCATACTCTGATAACGCGTTAGCTTTGCTTTGTGGTGTTGGGAACACATAGTTTCTTATATTTTGGAAGATATTTGCCATTATTAATATGAGTTAATGTTACGTACTTGTCCACCAAATCTAATCCTTGCACCTTGTTTGGGCTGCAATAAAGGAAGGTTTGGGGTTATGTCACCTTTCGCGCACATCTTTAACCAATCGATTGCGGCTTCGTACCTTGCTACCCTTAGATCCGGGATATTACGCGGCGCGATACGTGCGTGAAGGTGATATAATGTTATGTCGGTGAAGAACATCACCATTTGTTGATCTCTATTGTCCGAAGCCGACCAAATNGATTGGTTTTGTATGTCAGATCCGCCGTTTACAAGATAATTATATTGCCATTGCCACTTTTGTGACCCATTTACCGGATCGTTAGGGAAGACGTTAGCATAAGGAATTTGATTGGATTGATAATACTGTATTCCATCCTCATGAGTTAAAACCGGTGTTTGTACTAAACATGAATAAACCGCACCCGCCCAAAATACTAAATCCCCAACATTGTAAAGTTTTNTTAGATCAAACATTGGGTAAGGATTCAATACATAAAATAAATCATATTGATTTCCTAATACATTCCACGCAGCCGAATCAAAAGTGCCGGTAGTTGTTAAAATACATTCGTAAATTTTTCCTAAGTATAAAACTAAATCACCAATGTGATAAGTTTGGGTTGATACATAAGCAAAAGCATCTANATAAACTCTATCCCCCGCGCTATATGGACTTGATTGGTTCCACTTNGATGTATTAGCAAACTCACGGCTTACGTCATACTTTTGTCTAAGATAGGATATTGCTTCCGCTTGTGCTGCCAACTCTGCGCCCCCTTGCACTACGGGATTTGATGTAATTACTTGACTTAAATTGGCATCTTGGATAAGGCGCAAATAGTCGGATGGGATAAGATATGCCATTTATTTTATTTTTTATGCTCGTGTTTGGTGTAAATTTAGTAACTATTTTTGGAATTTCTATTTTTACCAAACGAAATGTTTGTTATGCCGCCTCTTTGGAATTTGTCATATTCACTATTAAAAGCAAAAGTAAGCATATAATCGGCACAATCTGAAAAGTGTCCGTACTTCTCATAAGTTACATTTGTTTCGGAATCTTTTACCTTNTCTTTGTGCTTGGTGCCGTCCGATGCTTCCTTCAAGTAACTGAAATCAGATATTGTCTGACCGCAATTCTCGTCTATTGATAATTTGATNCCGCCTTCCTNAAATCCTAGTATTGAATTNATCCAATTTCCACGCATGGCCACCGCCGGTGCTTTGCTNTGAACTCTAAGATTAGGTCTTAAATTTGACAACTCGGTCATAATGATACGGAAATCGTTTTGCCCTTGCTCCGATCTTGTGTCGGCCGACTTGCCCGAAGGATCACCGTACACAAAAAGTCCTCCNTTATGGGCGAAATACTTTTGTAAAAANAGTTTTGAAGCGCCCCTAGTATTGTTATTTGGGTATCGTGCGGGTATCTCATCGATACAATTCGCCTCTAAGCCCCTTATTTGCCATATTTGTACTGAACAATAGGGGTTTACGTTNAAATCAAAGCTTACATGAATCGGTAAAGATGGATCGTATTGTAACTTNTTGACGTGTTTAGCCCTAGAAAATTCTTTATAGAAATTGCCGCCGGTTTCTTTGGCTGTCCAAAGNCCTCTAGCATAAACGGAATATAGATAAGGATTTTTTTCTTTGTAGTCTTCTATCTGCGCTTTCACCTCGTCCGGCAACCATCGGTTATCTTGATAAGCTGAATGGTGGACGGTATAATAATAATCAATTTGTCTACCCTCTACCTCTACTGTGGTTTTTTGTCTAAAAGATAGTTCATGATGGCCTTTAAAAAACCTTTGCCAAAACCAATTATCTTCCGGATTACCCTCTACTTGGGGATTGATCGTGAATATCTCTTGTAGTATTTCTGCTTTGCCGGATCTGATAGTTAAAGAAATAGTTGCAAAGTCTGATTCGTCCGGTATGTCTTCCTCATACCATACCATTGTCGGATCTTTAATGGACTTAAGCTTGTTTGGATCGTCGCCACCCCTTGCAATAAATTTGTTTCCATTTAGGCAAACAATTTCCAATGGGGCTATTTTAAAAACAAATAAGGATTCTAAGCCTAGATCGTAGATGGCTTGTTTAATAGTGTCGTAAGATGAATCTTTGATTGAATTAAAGTTCTTACGGTATAAAATGCACTTAAAATACTTATGGGTTAAACAAAACAGTATTAACCGCTTGGCCGTATAATCTGATTTGCTTGATCCTCTTGATCCGTACAAAATCAAATAACGATCAAAGCATTTATTTAATTCTACAAAGCGTTCGTTTATTATTCGGTTCCACTTAGGCCACTCAATTGTCATCGTCCGGGACTTTTACTACTATTGTTTGCTCTACCTTCTCCGCAGCATAAACGCCACGTTTCTTCCACACTTCCGCTAAAGCTGACCTCATTTCGGCCGGTGTTGGTTTGCGGGTATTGATTACTATTCCGTTAGGCATATCGGTACGTTCCTCTATTTCCATTTCGCCAAAGCCTATTTTTAGCAATTGTTCCTCTATCTCTAAATCGGATTTTAAGGCCGTTATTTTCTCCCCCAATACTTCCTCGCGTTTCTCATTGATAACCTCCCTTAAAGTCTTTTGTTCGTCAGCTAATAGCTTTTTAGCCTCCTTTATGCGATTGTCGAAGGTTCTTGTGCTGACCTTTCGCAATTTTTCGCAAAATTCTTTGTAAAT